AACCTCTTCCGCAAAATCCCAAGTTGTTGCCCCTCCCGTCAACATGATCTCATCAAAGATATAAAGACAATCATTATGTTTTACCGCACAAACTCCAGCCATAGGATCTACGTTAAAATCTAACCCAATTAACAAAGGCATCATTTTTAAATCCTGCACTTCCTTATCAATATTGTCATCGCTAAAACTAATAGCTACTAATCCAGTAAGATTCTCAAAACTAGCTTCAAATTCTTGTCTAAATGTTCTCGCATCTAATTGACCCCTAGCTGCTTCAACCTCTTCAGCCTTAACATTACCCCCCTGGATCGTAGTAAAACTCCATCGAGTCCAATCATCTCGCTCGGTTTCTCCGCAAAAACACCACATATCATAAAACCAACTTGCAGTTCCATCAGGGGTACTAATAAATAAAGCCCAACCTTGTTTATCAGCTAAAGCTGGTCTTATAACTTCTGCCCATACGTCTTTATCCATAAAAGCAGCTTCATCAAGCACTACCCCTGCTAAACTTCTTCCCCTCAATGCCATTGCATTTTCTGTTCCCTTTAACTCAATACTTGATCCATTTATCAAATCTAGTCTCAAATCTGTCTCATTCTTAGCCGCAACCCACACTTTCGGTACCAATTTCTTCAATTCCTTCCACGCAATGTCTTTTGCCATCCGATATGTTGGAGCACAATAGAAATAAACTTCGCCTGGTCTGTTAATCGCACCACGAAGTAGCTCGATACAAGATAAATATGATTTTCCAAACCTTCGACCTGCTACTAATATCCGAAATCGCTTCTCACTATTGAAAACTTGCCCCTGGGCATAACGTAAATTGATTTCTGGTGCGTTTTTTACGGCCATACACTAATAATTAACAAATTTTTCAACTAATACCCCCTAGTTATAGCCTAAATTACAATTTCTAGGTTATCATTCAATTAATACCTTATCTGATTGAGTCCGTGGCTGAATCTATTTTATCTGGTTTCGTTCCAGAAGATTTTAAAGAACAACAAGTAAAGCAGAAGAGAAGAGCTAAGTTTGCTCCTAATACTCAAGAGCATATCCAGGCTAGAAGTCAGCGTTTATATTCTAGACAGTTGGATGGTAAGACTACCAGACAGCTAGTTTTAGAGCATGCAAAGATTGAAGGCATTGGAGAGACTTCAGCTTGGAACGATTGGAACAGAGTTAAGAAATGGAATAACGAAGATTGGGAAAAAGATAGAGATAATATGCTTCCAAGACTTCAAGCGATGAGAGTGAGATTATTTAATAAAGCAGTTTCAAAAGGTCAATTACAAACAGCAGCACAAATACTCGATTCTTTAGGCAAAGTTATTGGTGAGTCTGTAGAGACAGTTAATATTCAAGCACCTCAACTGTCGATAAAAGTAGAACAGCAGTAGTACGCACATATTAGTAACAAAGATTTGGGATATATATTTAAGGTACCCGACATGGCTATATAGTTAGTAACATTTGATACACTACCCCCTATCATATGATATGTAACATTTGATCTATTATGATGTCATAATTGATGCATTGATATGTCACATATTACCTTCCCATGCTGCCGTAGTGTTGCTATAATTAATACATAAGAACAAACGCTAACTCCTACGTAATCAACAAAAAAGAGTTCAGATTGGAAATAGAAACTGTCTAAGCCTACAGAGAACAGAGCTACAATATTTTTTTTCATAATGATATTCATTTATCTCTTAGCTGAAGTACTCAGAGCAACACAGAGAGACCTCAGGAGCTTAGATTACTTAATCTAGCTTTCTTTCTCTCCTCAACATCACTTGCAAGCCCTGCTCCAGCTAACAGATAACTGATATCTATTATCTTTTATCTATTTTTCACTTATCCCAAAGTTAATTTTAAAATCATGACTTATGCAGTAATGACTTATAGAGGAGCTTCTGACGGTTGGGTTGACGCTAGTCAATCAAACATCAGGAAGCATCAACAAGACGCTTTAGAGTATTGTGAATTACTTTCAAAAGTAAGACCCAATTATATTCATAAAGTACAAGTTCTTTCAGAACCTAGTCTCCCAATGTTTACAAGTTTAAGAATTAACGAACCAAAGGGTAACGTTTACACAATACCCAAAGGTCAATACTTGAAATTAAGAAAGAGAAATTCTTTACAGAAATTAATTAGAAATTTATTTTTTTAATTATGAGTAAATTAATTATTTTTCTTATTTCATTTGGTTGTATTTCTTTAGTTGGGTTTCGTGCTTACGAAACTCTACTAGGAATAATCGAACCAAAAACAATTCTTATTCAACAACTTAAAACAAAATGAAAATCAAAAGACTAGGAGCCAGTAAAACTTTATTGGTTCTTCCTTCAGGTTCAGAAGCATTCTTTAGTTATGACACACCCGTAGCTTTTCAAATGTCAACGGGCGAAATGTTCAAAACTGAAGAATACTATTCTAGAACAACTTCAAAGCATATCACCCAATACTTGAACGGGCGAGAAGCTGAAGCCGTTCCACAAGGTTTTATTAACCAGCTTGTAGGAGTTTAAAAAATGACTTCAATTTATCATCAGGAAAAAGAAAAAGCGTTATGTCTTATACATGACGCTTCTGAAAATTTACTAGATCTGGAATATAATTTACCTCCAGATTTTAGATTAACTATGAATGAAAGAATCAAATTAAAAAACATAATTTGGTTAATTTCAGTATCAGGATTTAAAGGGGAATAATTCCCCTTTTCTTTTTATAAAAAAATCTAATTAAAAAAATTATGGCTTTAAATGTTTTATTAATTGCAGATCCTCATGGAGCGTGCGGACACATTGCAAGTACTAAGGATCGAGATTCATTAGTGGATTTTGTCGAGGATCGAGGTTATGAAGCTGTAGAGTTTCAAAATGACGATTACGAACCAGAAGACACAGTTTCAAGGCTTTCTCAGGAGTGTGGTTATTTTACTATTAAAGATTTACCTGATATGAGTAATTACTTATGAAAGACTACAAAGCGAGTGATCCTGAAATGGTACAAGCCGAAAAGGATCTAGCAAAATTATCTAATTTATCTAATCGAGTTATTTCTAATGATAATGATTTATTTGAAGAATTAATAACGATCCAATCAAAACTTTGCGAAATTTCAGCTATTAAAGCTAACTTCATGCAGAGATATGAGGAAATTTTAGATGAGCAATCGAGAATAGAAACTCAACTATGTGTTTTCCAGCACGAAATGCTCCATTCTTTTGAATTGGTATTTCGATATTACAAGACTAAAAAGAAGGGCTTTAACTAGCCCTCTTTTCTAAATTTGCATCTTGTTAGGATAAGTAATTCATATAATTTTTTATCAGATTTTAAAGCTTTAGTAATTAATTTATCCCACTCTTCAGAAGATAAATTTTTTAGGCTGTATGGATCATAACCCATCTCTTGAATTGAAAGTAGATAAGACTTAATTAGACTCATGATAAGACATATGTAATATTATTAATATATCATAATGTATTGACGATAGCGTCATATATATACTATTATTAATACTAAGTTCACTTACCCAAACTATGAACCGCATTTCAAACAAAGATGTTGAATTTCAAGTTGAAATACTCAACAAATTAACAAACAACCCTACAGAATATTGGACTGATAAAAAAGCCAATATTGGGAATATTCATACCAGAGGTGAATATGGATACACCTGTATTATGCAAACAGTAAATGAAGGTGGAGGAGTTACTGACCTTGTAAGAGGACTTACCAAACGTGAAGCGTACCAATGGTTAAGAGCAGCTATTACAGGAATTTCGTTACAGGGAGGTAAAAAGTAATGACTAATTTAAACATCAAAATAAATACAGATAATGAAGCTTTTTCTGATTCCAATTTGGGATCAGAGATTGCTCGCATTTTAAAAAGCTATGCAAACGCTATTGAAACTGTAGTCGATCCAGATACCTCATGGGAACTTGAAACAAAGCTCAGAGACATTAACGGAAATACAGTTGGTCAAGTCAAATTATCTATGGAGGATTCTTTCTAATGGATAGAGATATGAAAAAAATCTTAGAAGTTTTACAAGAGCAACAAAAAACTCTTTCAAAACTTGAAACTTCTATGAAAATGCTATCTGAAGCTAGTCTTAGCTTTGCAACGAACCAACAAACAGTTAATAAGTCCATGAAAGAAGGGATGATAGCTATGAAAGATGGAATCAAAGATTTATTCTTTTCAGTTCAACAAATTACATCATTTATTACAAGAGGTAAAAACTAATGGGTCTTGATATGTACCTAGAAGGCTCTTTCAGTACAAGAGCATATATACAACCTTCTGATGAGCAGTATGTTGAAATGAGAGAAGGTAAAGAAGTTCAAGTTAAAAGATCTTCAGAATTGGAAGATGCTCTTAACGCTGTTGGGTTACAAGACGCTCCAATAGAACATGAATACAATCACCTCACTTATACTTTTCCAATAATAACTTGGAGGAAAGCTAACGCTATACATAAATTCTTTGTTGATAACTGTCAAGAAGGAAATGACAACTGCCAACGTCATTATGTATCTACAGGAGATTTAAAAATGCTTCGAGATCGTATTAATACCATTCTTGAAGTAAAAACTCCAGTTGCAAAAAGAACAAAAGCAATAGAATTATTGCCTACTGATGTTGAAGGTTGCTTTTTTGGTTCAGAAGATTATAACGATTGGTACTATGAAGATTTAGAACGTACCAAAGATACTCTTGATAAGTTATTTGCTTATGAAGAAAATGCAGAAGCAGGTAAAAATTTCGATAACTTCTACTATCAATCATCTTGGTAACTATGGAATACACCGATACACAACCCGAATACACCGATAAACAATTTATCGAAGCAATTTATGAACTTGCTTTTGGACATGATGCTATCAATCGTAACTTCGGTCATGCTGAAGTTATTGAAGTAATTGAAGAATTTAATGAAGATTCTCTCAAGTGGGATAGTATTCCTGATGATGATAAAGAAGAGTGGGAAAATGCTTTTTATGACTTACCAGAGGAGGTTTAAATTATGTCACATTCTATAAATAATGAGATTTTAGAATCTTTATTCGATGAACAGATTGATGCAGTTTCAGAAAGATTTCCTTCCCTATCTACTAGGGAAGTTGAAATTATTGCAGCAAGAAGAGCTAAACGTCTTTTCTGGGAGATGGCTCAATGAATAGTTCAAAACTATACGAATGGTTACTTGATAACGATTGCCCGTGGGAATTTGAACCAGTTACCACTAGTGACCTCAACAGTACAACTATTGAATTTACTGAAAAACAGGAGGAGCAAGAATGAATATAACAGATAGTAGAGATGAAGCCTTTGAAGCGATAGCAGAGATGTTACGCTCCAATGTAAAGAAAACAAAGATAGCTTCTAAACTTGCTGCTGATTATTGCGTAAGTGATAAAACAGTTTACAAGTGGATTAATAAAGTTGAAGAAATGTACGATATAGAACCTATAGAGTCTATTATTCAACAGCATAAATCTGAATTAAAATCTGAAATTTATCAAGATTTAATCAGAGATTATCATAAGGCTAAAGATGAAAAAGATGATGAGTTACGAAGAAAAATTGGAGCTATATTAAATAATACTTACCTTAAAAAAATTAATTTCAACTGAGAATTTCGCTAGCGAATTATGATTGACAACCCATTACCAAATCAAGTTATGCAGGAACAAGAAACGTTCCAAAGATCTATTACCTTTGAAGATTATTGCTTAACTCATGCTA